GCACAGTGCAAGTAAAAGGCAAAGGTGGCAATATGACTACTAAAGCTGTAGCTGGTGATAGGGTTGTTTACTGTCAAGAAAAACCTGCTTTTTTAGCTAAGAATAGATATGCACTTCCAGAATCATTACCATTTATTTGGGAAACTGTTAGAGAGGAAATGCTGAAATGAGTTTTGTTCCTTTAACAAAAGAAACAGAAGAAGTAATTGAACTGCTTATGTTAGTGCAAGTTATTTTAAAACACGCTAAAAAAGTAGATCAAGACGAAGAACTTACTCCTCAAGGCACAATACATTTAATTGAAGAAATTGATGAAATGGTCGAAGAGGGGAAAGATTGGTTGGATTCGCAATCTTATATAGAAAACGAATCTTAATTTTAATAAATCTATAAAGGAGAACAAAAATGGATTTAGAAGAATATTATGATGGAGTTGAAATAAGCTCTGAAGACGAACAGATTGAGCCTGGTCAGTATATGATGCAATATCAAGACGAAACTCAATTAGAAAATAATAATGGTTGGGTAGGAATTAAAATTTTATTTCAGATCCTCGGACCTAAACACAAAGGTCGTTTAGTATCTGGTTTGTTTACAGTGGCAAATGCTAACTCTAGTAAGTCAGTAGAAATAGGTAAGACTGAATTATCTGCTTTAGCTTCTGCTTGTGGTTTAACTTCTTTAAAAAATACTGAAGACTTTAGAGGTAAACCTTTTAATGGCATGGTTAAACTTAATGACAAAAATTATGCAGAGATAGATTCAAATTTCGGCAAGGGGTTTAGTAAGGCAGAACAAACTACTGCTAAACCAGAAGTAAAGGCTGAGAAACCAAAAACGGAATCGACATTCACCGATGACGAAATCCCTTTCTGAGTTAATTACTACTAATCGTCCCTCTCTATGTGCTTATTGCAAAAATCCAGCTAAAGGTTTTTTATATAGAGAGGACGATAAGTATTTCGGTGCTTGCTCAATGGAGCATTTAGCAAAAATAAAATCAGGAGAACGATTAAATAAGATGGCTTACTTAAATGAAGAGGGCATAGCTGACGCAACAATAAAAACTAAAGAAAAGTATTTAGCTTTAGCAAAGAAAAATGAATCTTATGTGATTCACGAATGGACAGGAGAAGATCGGCAAAAATTATTTGGCGAAGCAATTAAAAACTACTTGAATTGGGCA